CCACTACTACTTATGTTAGGGTCTGGTGGTTTTATTATTAAAACGAAGTCCCCCCCAGACCTCATTATAGAATGCTAGGCGGAACGAGGGTACGGAGGTTCCGCCGCCTAGGCGGAACCTCGTACCCTCGGGGTCCGCCGTGTATGAGCGCGCCGCGGAGGCGTCATACAGAGAGAAGTCAACGGTCTAAAGCCCATTATTACCTTTAGACCATTCTCTCTTTCTCTCTAAAACGGTAGCCGTTGGATCGAAAATTTCAGATTTTTTTCTCGGATCTTACCGTTATAAACCAATTCATTTTTCTTGATAAAATGATTGGTGAAATAAACTATTTTGAGCCACAAAAATGATTTTTCAATTCACAAATCAACTCAAAACAAATCTGGAAGATGCAACGCTCCAATGCCCCCTCTCAACAACAACAGTACCCTAACTGGGTCTTCACGGTCCAGTACGGCCTCGCCGATAAGGACCAACCGACTTTGGATCAAGCGGAGGCTCTGGTCCAGAACCTCCAAAGTCGCGCCACGTACCTCATCTACGGTAAGGAGCTTGCTCCTACCACAGGACAGCCCCACCTTCAGGGTTATCTGCAGCTGAAGAAACCCGCCCGTCGCACCGAACTCGTCAAGCTGATACCGTGCTTCTGGGAGCCTGCTCGCGCCAGCGATGACGACAACTACGATTACTGTTCCAAGTCTCAGGACATCGTCGAGTTCGGCGAACGTCGCGAAGTTAATCCAGGACGTCGCGAACAAAACCGCTGGGAGACCAACTGGGGGTACGCTCGCAGAGGAGAGTTCAGCCTCCTCGACCCTCAGATTGCGCTCCAGCACTGGTCCAACATCCGCGCCATCGCGAAGGACTTCATGGAGATGCCCGACGGCATCGACGCTCCTTGCGGTGTTTGGATTTACGGGGAAGCGGGCGTCGGCAAGAGCTTCATGGCCCGCGAGAAGTACCCGGACTTCTACTCCAAGATGTGTAACAAGTGGTGGGATGGTTACAAGCAGGAACCGAACGTGATTATCGACGACTTCGATAAAGGCCACGCCGTCCTCGGTCACCACCTCAAGATCTGGGCCGACAGCTATCCATTCATCGCGGAGATCAAGGGCGGCGGCATCGCCATCCGCCCGAAAACGATTGTCGTTACCTCGCAATACTCCATCGAGGAGATCTGGGCGGACGCGGAAACCCGCGACGCTATCAAGCGCAGATTCAAGGTCATCCGCTTAGGAGTACCGTCCGATGCCCCCCGCAACCTCCGCGCCGCGTTCAACGCGCCGGCCACGCCGGAAATAATCAACGAAACTCCTGTTCAAGCTGTTCGCACGATCCCGCGTCCCCCGACGCAGGTCATCGACCTTACTCAGGACGAGCAGGCTACGCAGCCCCTCCCGGAATCTTCTGATGAAGAAGAAGAGTCAGTTCCGCCTACGCCGATGCAAACGCCCATCGGTATTCAACGTGCTCGCTCCCATTGGCTCCAAGCCCAAGCTAACAAACGCTCTAAGTCTCATTAGGCAGTTACGCGATATTTTCTGTACGTGTTGTGGTTTTTCGCATTCTTAACTTCAGGAACCCATAAAATGGCTTTTGCGATTCCTATGCTTGTTGAAGGGGCGGGCATGCTTGCCACCATGGTCGAAGGAGTTGGCGGAGCCACACTCGCAGCCGGAGCCGTAGGCACAGCTGGATATGCTCTCAGCAACGGCGCTGCTGTTAGCGCTCCTGGGCCAGATGATATTCACATGGTCGTCGGGAATCTTAACAATCAGGTTTCACGCAAACGACCCCTCCCTGGTCCAAACTTCGACACAATTCAACCCACGGGAAGACGCCGCGGGAACTACGCACCTCAGTTGCCTCAATACGTTCCACGACAGCGCGTCGGCAAGCTCTTCAAATGGCAAAGCGGAGGTTCTACAAGAAAAAGACGTTCAACAAGGTGGGGCGGAAGAAAGCGCTGACGATCCCACGCATGCGCCGCATCGTTCAAAACATGGCCGAAACAAAGTTCTTTGATTATCAGTTAACGTCTTCCCCCGTCCCGAACGGAGCCATCACGTTTTTCTCACTGCTTGGTCACATTCCACAGCAAGGTGCCGCCAGCGCGGCCACCGCTTCACTACGCCAGGGCAATAAGATCTGGGTCACGAAGATCCAGATTAAGGTTATGTGTGGACCACTTAACAGCGCGGTCGTCAACGGCACATGCCTTCGCTTCGGGACGTATCACAACAAGGACACGCGCAAGTCTCTTCCCAACGCTACGGAGGTGTTTAACACGACGGATCCCATGGCCCTGCGTAATTCAAATTACTATCCGCAGGTATCAATCATCAAGGACATCACCCACCACACCGTGGTCACGTCTATGAACGCTGGAACTGTGACATCCTCAGGACCGAACGGTATGTATAACATCGATATCTATGTCAACAAGATGATTGATTACATCGGCACAGGCGGTGCTCCCGGATCGGGAACCGACCTGCTCAATCACGACTACGGTCTTTGGTGGATCTCTAGCGGCCCCAACTCGCACTACTTCAACTGCAACACGAAGGTATTGTTCAAGGATAACTGATGTGATAGTGTATGTGCTTTCGTATGTGTTTTTGTACGTGTTTCTGTAGGTAACCGTTTTCACATACCCGACCCGAGGTCTTTTTGACAGTCAAAAGACCCTCTCAGCTCGCCGCCTATGCTTTAGCTTACCGACATGAGGTACATACCACTTGTACCTCTTCCTCACTAGTCGCACATTAGGGTTACCACTACTACTTATGTTAGGGTCTGGTGGTTTTATTATTAAAACGAAGTCCCCCCCAGACCTCATTATAGAATGCTAGGCGGAACGAGGGTACGGAGGTTCCGCCGCCTAGGCGGAACCTC